CAAGGGTTTACACGCAATTAAGGGTGCGCTTGGAGAAGACGGTAAGGCATTGGCACACCAGTTTAGTGCGAAGTCAGACAAGTACGACGAAGCTGTGACAGAGACAAAATGGAACAGCATTACGAACGTTCGCGACATCGGGGCAGGGTCCATTCGCCATTGGGCCGGGAAGCCACCGACCACACGAAACGAAGGACCAGCGGAAGTTAAAAAGTCAGAGTCAGCGCTACTGCAAGTCAGTGAAATTCGCGGACCTGTTGCTGACCGCAAATGGTTGCTGGATGAATGGTTCCCAGCGCAAGCGGTTTCCATGCTGTTCGGGCCTGGTGGTGTAGGCAAAACGTTGCTGGTGCAGCAGCTTGGCAACTGTGTTGCGCAGGGCAAACCATTTTTCGATATTGAATGTCGTCGGATGCCAGTGCTTGCGGTGCTGTGCGAGGACGACGCGTTGGAAATTAGCCGCCGTCAATTGGCTATAAACGAATGGATGCAAGTGGGGTTTGGCGGTACGGGGCCGGACAATATGTTTATCTGGCCGCGCATTGGCGAGGACAACGTCATGGTTACTTTTCCGAATGCAGGGATGGATGAGCCAGGGGAATTCTACAAGAAGCTAAATGACGCAGTGCTTGAGGTTAAAGAACGGACAAAGTCGGACGAGATCTTTTTAATTCTTGATACCGCGGCGGATATGTATGGCGGCAATGAAAATGTCCGGCGTGAAACCAACACATTTTTAAAGACGTATGTTGGAAGCTTTTGCGTCAATCATAATGCGTCTGTGCTGGTGCTTGCACACCCGTCTGTAGCAGGGATGCGCGACGGTACAGGCATGTCAGGGTCTACGGCTTGGGAGAACTCTGTGCGCAGTCGTGCGTACTTCCACAAGGCCGATGAGCATGACGACGTGCGCGTCTTATCGCGGAAGAAATCTAACTATTCAGCGAGCGGTGACACGCACGATATTACGGTACTGTGGGACCAAGGCGTCTATCAGTTACCGACATTGCCAGATCAAGTAGATCGCATTCACAACAATGTCTTACGTCAACGTATTCTCGATGAGGTTGAAGCTGCGTTTATTGATGGGGCTGCGTATCGAATGCGCTCTGGTCGATTGGTAAAAGCAGCGTTGCCAAGAGCATTAAATGCGAACCCAAAACATGTTTTGAGACTGTTCTCAGAGTTAGAACAGGATGGGTACATTACGATGATTAAGGACAAAGGCTACACTGTAGTAAAACGTTAAGTTCGGTGCATAAGCTGTTGAAAAGAAATCATAAAACACTGTGCGCGCGTTGGACCGCGCAGACTTGGGATTTCTCTTATTTTTCAACGTGTTATGCAACGCGCGGATTACCCCTCCCTAAAGGGAGGGGGTGCGTAGCACACCCACCCATTAATTTAGGTCTGCAACAACATGCGTAAAAAACGTTTTCGACCAGACAAATTGCTGAACCGAGATGATTACTCAGATCCGG